GTAGCATTAAAGGAGGTAGAACAAAAAGAGAAATGACGCTCAGGTAGAACTGTGATTCCCTTAACTCGGAAACCATAGCTCTCATAAGCATCTTTCATGCCAGGAACAAATCTCTCAACAGCATCGTCACCCATCTGAGCTCCCTCATGACAAGGGGGATGGTTAACGCCACATCGCAATTGTACTAGCGTAGCGAGCATATGTCGCATGTGGGAGTTGTCGGAAGAAGTGTTGTAAGATCCCGAAGCTTGTATACCCGGTATAATCTGTTCATACAGATTTCCATCAGGACTTTGGAAAACCTTACGCTGGATACAGTAATAGTGACTGCGAACAAGCTGGGCGTAAGCACCCTCAGTAGTAGAGGTAGCTAAACGATAATCCCGAGCCATATCAAGCAAGAAACCAGGAACTGACCAGTCCCAAGCAGAAACATCGGTACTACATAACGACATTTCATCTTCTCTCTTGGAAAACCAAGAGTATAATTGTTGGAGGCCAGAATCATTAAGGCCCATACCAGGTTTAAATGACGTGTAGTCACACATTGAAATCTCGAGTTTGTTCTGTTTAGAGAACAAAACTCGTTCAATCAATGAAGTGACCAACGAGATCGACATGATCAATCGCAACCTATTAAACTTAAGTTTCTCCTCATTATGGGGTTCATTCTTAACAAACAAATAGATAGCGTCACAAAAACCTTGATGAACAAGCTCTAAAGAACTCAAATCCTGGCATCTACTTAAAAGCATAATCCTAAGACGAGAAAGAACAAGTTTAATCAAGGCACGGGCTTGTGATGTCCAAACACCCTTCTTAGGCCCATAGATATTCAAGGGGACACCAGGCGTACTGTCCTGAACAGAGATCAGGATGGCCTTGTGTATAGCTTTCACTAAACTAGGAGCGGAGGATGTCTGTTGAACACCAAGTTCCAACCAACTAAAAGACTCAATTATGAGGGAGTCAAATTCACTAACAGATAGCACTAAACCATCTCTCATGAAAACCTCAGGTGTACCATTAGGTAGGCACTCACCATCTAGTCCATAACTAGCCTTCCAACCTAACTCGAGTTCGAGTTTTGCTTTCTCAACAGCGATTTTCGCTGCCGAGACCGTAGGCGTTTCTCTTGAGACGTCAAAACGGGAAGCTTGGTAGGTAAGGGAGGCAAGGACACCTTTTGGGCCTCTGTTCGGCCAGTCCCACTCTTTGGTTTCTGGAAACCAATAATGGGCAAAGCTGGCGTCAGGCTTGGAAGAGCAACCCGGTGTAGGATTGCCGATTCCAGCGTGACAGATGACACCATTGGTATCGGAGTAGATAGAGGAATCAGATCGGAAGAACTGATAACAGCCGAGCTCAAAGAGCTCCTGTGTGGTCGTAGGACACTCGCACAGCTTAATGGTATTGGCGGCTGAGTTACTGTGATTCCCAGGCCGTTCCGAAAATCCTGCGAACCCTCAATGGCATTTTCATTACCATAGAAAGTCCCTTGATGATAAGTCTTATTAGTGCCGGTTCCCCAGGCACGATAAGCATCACCAACACCTTCGTAATCTGCGTCCATTTCATCATAGTTACCCCCAGCGGACATTTCTTTAAAATATTCGTTGAGAGCATACTTATCCTCTCGAGCAAGATATTCATAGGCGGTACCATAATACTCAATATCAGAGTATTGTTTCCCACTCCTAAAGAAATCTCTCGCAACTTCCTCACCTCTTTCAAACCACGCAGAAGAATCATCACCTGGCTCAGCTGACTCCAAACGAGTTTGTTTAGAAATTCGTTCTAGAGCAGACAAAATATGAACTAAATCAATGCCAACATTAGTTGGTTTACCATCAATCAATTCACTTTTAAGGTGCATTCCTATTACTAAATCCTTGTCATTAAACAAAGGTGAACCGGAAAAACCCGAACCAGTACTAGCAGCATGGGAAAAATAAGGGGCTTCTAATGTCTTAGAAGGACCCTTAGCGGTGAACCAATTCGTTCCATCACATGTACCATGTGTTGTGACACGCATAGCATTCTCATATTTGGAACCCTTAGCCACCTTAGCGCCGGCAAAATGCAACATATGTGAATCAGAAAAGACCACAAAGTCAAGTTGGGCGCTTGAGGCTATTACTGTAGGGGGTGGGAATTTCATAACCCGACCCTTAACAATAACATAAAGATTATCTCTACCAAGTGTTTCAAAAACGTGATAAGCAGTAGCAAGATACGTATTTTGGGATGTTCGAAAACGGAACATACAACCATGAAACGTACCATTGCTATCACAGAGAGCAACAGTGCTCCTAGTAGAGGTAGTCGATAAGAAAGGAGAACTTTGAATCGCACACTCCAAACCCAAGGACGATTTCATATCAGTCACCAACGTTAGCAATGGGTTCAACTTTACATACAGAGTTTCACCTAAGTGAGAAGTCTGCAACATATGTGAGCCTCCAATGTTAACCAATCGGGATGGCAGCGTAATTGGATTGCTAAATTCCTTGGAACACCAATAGTAAAAAGAATTACTAAAATAGTTCAACAAAGGGATAACAGTCCAACCCAAAGCAAATGACACACAGAACCGAACAGGTTTTAAGAACGCACTTACGAGCCTCAACACTCGTAAAGCGAACCAATACGCTAAGTGACAATACAAACTAGCAATACACATACCCAGGAGCACAATGCTCAACCAGATGATACTGTCAGCAACATAAGTCAAATTAACGTCGGTTGTGTGGGATAGAAACACAATGGTTTCTAAGTAACATTCGATCAAATAACTGATCGATCCGATAAGATACATACAGAACGCATCAAACCGTGGACTATAACCACCAGCCATCTTTATCATATGCAAATGTTGGTCAGGATCATAATGAACAACAAATGCGCGCTCAACGTCTAAAATAGACGGAACTGGATACTCACGAGACATGAGAAGCAAAGTGGTGGTGGAGAATAAGAAAATTCCAAAACATATCATGGAAATGCAGTGGACTAAAGTAAACATTTTAATAAATTAAAATTCTG